GGTTAAGCCATGGGGGTACTAAGATGTTTGAAAAAATGATTGAAGATTTAAAGTCTAAGATTTTGGAAGCAGTGGAACGGTATTTAAAAAGCCATGAGAAAGCACCTCAAAAAAGATTAGATTTGATCAGCAAGGTGGAACTAAAGGAAGAACTGGGCATAGGAGATAAAACCTTGACAAAATGGGAATGTGCAGGACTACCGCAGTATATACCGCCTATTGAAGATACTAGAAAAGTCTATTACAAAGTTACGGATATTTTGAAGTTCCTGGGGGTAGATGATGGCGAAGACTAAAGTATATTTTTGGTTGAAAATTGATAAGAAATTTTTTGACAACCTATTTATTAAGCGACTAAAAAGTATGCCTGGTGGCTATACCATGACAGTGATCTATATGCGCATGATGTTAGAAAGTCTTGAAAGTGATTGTATTCTGTATTACGAAGGGTACTTTGAAACCTTAAAAGAAGAACTGGCCTTGAAATTAGATGTTTCTGAAGATGATATATCTATGACTATAGCTTATTTTACGCAATGTGGCCTGATTCAGATTGATGAAGATAAAAATGCCGAGTTAACACAAGCAAAAGCTTTGGTACAACAAGAAACAAACCACGCTGCATATATGCGAAGCTACCGCAAAGAGCAACAAGAGAAAGAAAAAATTCTTACATTGTTATCTAATAATTTTACAACGTTATCTACATGTAAGACAGAGAAAGAGATAGATAAAGAGAAAGAGTTAGAGCAAGATTTAAAGTTAGATATAAATAAAGAGTATATAGTCGAGGGAACCTCGCCTAATGAGCAAAGCTCATCTTTCACTTTTCCTACTTGGCTTGAAGAAACAGCTATAAAAGATTTAGAGAAAACAAAACATAAAGAACTTTGGATTCCTATTGTCTATCTGAATCAAGTAGCTAATAAGCGGTATAAATTTGTTGACAAGACTAAAAGGCTTTTACTAGCACGATTCAAAGAAGGCTATACACTTGAAGATTTTAAACAGGTGATAGATATTAAAACGGCAGAATGGAAGGATAGTCCTGAATTTTCTAAATATCTGAGACCTGAAACACTTTTCGGATCTAAGTTTGACGGTTATTTGAATCAAAAGCCTAAAACCATAAAAGGGAAGTCCGAAGACAACTTTCCAGACCTACCATTTTAGGAGTTGCAAAGATGAAGGAACAATTTAAAGAATTTCATAACAGAAAAATATCGGATAAAGTTTGTGATATTCATCAGGTAAATTACTGGGAAATTTCTATACCTGTAGGTAGGGAGTTCAGAAAGAAAAATACAACCATTTTGCCCAGAGTGTGTGAAGGGGGAGATTAAACAAAAAGAGAAAGACCTATTACAGCGGTTTGATGATAGACAAATATATTTTAAAACTTATGATGTATTAATGCGTGATAGTACAATTCCTAAAGAGTTAAAGGGAGCGACATTTGATAATTTCTTTGTTAAGACTACAGAGGAAGGTCTGATGTTAGAGTTTGTAAAGGGGCAAGCCCAGAAATACCTTGCAGGTATGACGGGAAATACTTTAATCAGCGGTAGCACAGGAATAGGAAAAAGTCATTTATCGCTTGCCCTGGCCAAAGAAATCAATGAGAGTTTCAGAGAGAAGAACGATCCTAAGAGTGTCTTATTTGTCAGCTTAACCGAGATTATCAAGCAGATAAAAGAAGGTTGGGCTTATGGAAGGAATGCAAACTTAACAGAATATGAGGCAGTTAAAAAGCTAGTTGATGTTGATTTTCTAATCATCGATGACCTTGGGGCAAAAAATGGGACAGTAACACCTAAGAGTGACTGGGAACAGGATTTCTTGTTTGATATTATCAATAATCGAGAAACTACAATTTTTAATACAAACTTAGACAGTAGCGAACTGCGGACGGTATACAATGCTAGAAATTCAAGTAGAATTTTGAAAGGTTTAGAAGGGAACACTTTCAAGGCTTTCACAATCAAAGATAAGCGATATACGATTAACACAGTGAGAGGAGAGAAAGGTTAATAGATATGGATGAAATGAAATTTTCAACAGAAAAAGGCTTTATTGTCTACGAAAAATGTGGTATAATAGAGATAGAAAAAGTTCCAAGATTTGGAGAGATAACTTTAGTCTACTCAGATGGGAAATTTACTCATCTAGTCAAAAAAGAAACTAAAAAATAAGTCTATTGAGAACAACTCAGGGGCATACCGTAAGCATATGATGCTAGTGGTATGTCCCTTTTTGCTTGAGAAGAAAGGAGGTGAAGAAGATGACGGTAGATACTTCATTAGGGTATGTGGTAGCTAGTAAGTTTTCTATTGATCCCAGAAAAAAGACAGAAAATATTTTCAAAATGTAAAAATGAAGATAGCAGTTTAGAAAGTGGGAACCATGAAATACTAGAAAAATATGCTGACGAAAACACAAAATCAACAGTTAGAAAAAATGATTTTAAAAGCTCGTAGAGTTCTAAAAGAAAAGCTAAGAGCTAAGAATTTTAGAAAAAATTATAAACAACGAGGAGCAATAAAGAGATAAAGGAGTATAAAATGGCTAAAAAATTTAGTTTGGTAGAAAAGTATGTAAGAAGTAGAGGAATGAGTATTGATGATGAAAAATCAAAAACAGGTTTAATATTATCACAAGATATAACAAGTATCTATGACGTTCCTGAAGAAGGGAAAGAATTAGTGGATCTTGTTAATGTGATTGAGCATACGGGTACTGGTGGAACATATGAAACTGTAGGTTTTGACGATGAACATCTATCAGAACTTGAATCAGAAGAGTTTAGAGATAGTAAAAGTGTAGAACTTAGAAAAAAACAGATTAGAACCAAGTTTGAACACAAGACATTTTCAGGCCGTATTGCCTTATCGTCTGAACAAGTTGATGATGGAGAATATAATATATCAGACTTCTTAAGTAACAAAATTACCCGTCTTTGTCGTAAAACACGTAATATTGAAATTGGAAAAATTCTAAAAGAAGCACCTGAAAAAAATGTTTCTAATTTTGACGAATTGAAAGATACAATAAATGATTTAAATCCTGAACGTCATAATACTCTTGTATTAAGTCAGTCACTATTTAAGTTTTTAGATAAAGAGAAATCTAGCGATGGAAATTATATTTTAAAAATTAACAAGAAGGAACGATACTCAGAAAACTTATACGTTGATGATGTTATTGTTGTATCTGATGAAGTACTAGGAGTAAAAGGCGATAAAGTTGCTTTCGTTGGGGATTTGTACAATTTCGCTACTTTATTTGAAAGAAATAAAAATAGCTTACGTTGGGTAAGTGAATCCGTTATTTATGGAATGAGTTTAATGCTTTATACCCGTTTCGTTGTGAAGAAAATTGAAACGGATTGCGCTTTCTTTATAAAATGGAATTAGGAGATAGTGAATGGATATTAGAGAAGTATTATCAACGTTAGAAAATCTTGATGATAAAAAAGATAAGATTGCAAAAGCAAGAACAAAGTTGGAAGAAAAAAGAAAAACAATTACTGGAGAGAAGAAGATTTCATTTGATAATATTGATTCTTTTCTTGAGGATAATGATACTTCTTTAGAACAAATTGCTAAAATGAGTGAATCAATCGATCTTTTAGAGAAAGAGTATGATACTAATTTCTGGGAGGCAAAGGCAGCGATATTTGAATATATCTTTAAAGAGACTAAACTAAGAGCTGAAGAAAAGAAAATCTATAAACGTTACCAGAAGAAACTTAGAATAATTTTAGATGCCTACGATGAAATTCAATCACTAAAGAAAGATGTAGAAGAAATACATAAAGGAGTAGTTGGAGAAATAACTCAGGAGCATTCTCTTGCAGTATATCGGACAGAAGTAAATCCAACAAGTATCCTTCCGTTCTTAAATCCTGATGTCAGTGGGCATATGAATTTTTCTAAGGAATATCGTGAGATTAAAGAGTATTTAGGTAAAGAGTAATTTATTAGAAACAAGGCTGGTTTGAATATCAAGAAATTGATAGCTATATCAAAAATGGCCTTGTTTTTAATTTCAGTAAATTAGTTTCACAAAATGAAGAAAGCATAAACTAAAACAGAGTATAGGCTTGGAAGCCATGTATATCAGTAAGTTACAGAATGGAGTGAGTTTCACAGAATGTAAGATAAGAGAAACTGGGGAATAAATTAGAGGGATACTTCTTTAAATTGTCATATTGAAGAGTTGTCAAACTTAAAACAATGATACCTGGTAAGTGGAGTGTTGAAAGGCTGTTAAGCTTTTTGTCAGTTTGACAGAATGTAAGATAAGAAAATTTTAAAATTGAAGTGGAGGTACTTGACTATGTATGAACTGAGTAACAGAGACCTGGACGGGATAGATATTGAGTTAGGGCGATATAGAACGATTGCTAATAAAATTTACTTGAGAAGACAAGAGTTGATACATAACAAGAAACATGGGAATGAAACGTATATTAGATCTCAGAGTAAGAAAGTTTCAAATCCTACTGAAGATACTATAATTAGAATTGAAGAAGATTTAACCTTAAGATATCTGGAAGGTTTTAAATTAATTGTAGATACCTTGATGGAAAACTTAATTGAAAGTGATCTAGTCATTTTTAAAATGAGATATTTAGAAGCTGGTGCGACTTGGGAAGACGTGGCAGAGAAACTAAATAAAACTACTCGTTATATA